AAACTCTGATTTATCATAATTACGATAACCCTCAACATTACGAATCTTCAACTTGAAGTTAGCACCTTCCCACATGTCAAATGGGTTTACAGGTGTTTCATCAGCAAATTCTGGATTCATCGCTTCAGTAATCTTATCAAAGATTTTCTTACCAAACTTATACAGTTTGATTTGTCCTTCATTTTCTGGATTACTTGGGTCTGATACAACCAAAATATTGGCGATATAAGATAACTTGCGTTTTTGTTTGCGAGCGATATCTTTGTTTGCATCAATACCAGAATTCCAAAGAGTGCTGTTGTGTTCACAGACAGGACACTTTTCATTCAGAGTAGTGAGACAATTATCGATTAACCATCCACCAGGACCTTGAAATCCATGGTGAAAGACACGAACCCAAGGTAGACCATCATCACCATCAGCTGCGGGTGCAGGCAAAAAGCGAACAACTGCCATACCATTACCAGCCTTATCGACTGATGGTTGCCAGAAACGGTCATCATCTTTTGAGTTTGATTCACCCGATTGGGTGGTAGATTCAATCGCCTTTGTTAGTTTGTCCAAAGAAGAACGATTGCGTTTGAGATTAGCAAAACTGCTCATAGTATTTCCCTTTCGTATAAACGGAGTATTAACGTATTATCCACAAAAACATAATATATCATATATTTAGTAGACTTTCAAGCCTACTCAAGGTAATATTGACATCTTTGTGAAGTATGCCGATACCACCAGCTTTATTGAATGAATCAACAACATCTTCAGTATCATCAATCAATATTGTTTCCGGTGTGGCATATTCTGCCTTGTGTTTACGACCAGTAACAATATTTGGTTTATATGTTAGACCTTGTTTCTTCAACCAAACCTTTTTTTGTTCCGTCACTTCATCGTGGTGTTTTTGGCCACCAGACGAGGACAAAATTTCAATTTCAATATTTTTACCTCTTAGATATTTTAACAACTCTTGGCCACCTGGAAACCAATCAAGTTTTTCAAATTGTTTGTTTTGAATAAAGTCCGGCCAATAGACGGTAAAATTTTTCTTATCACGAAAACCTAAAGCTTCGGGTCCGTATAGTTCAGCAAACCTTTCGTGGAAGTTTGTAAGTACGCCGTCCATATCAAGGTAGATTTTCTTAATCATCTTTCAATCACTTTCTTCAAAATGGCCACTTTTTATCATCCGAATTCTCAGATTCATTTGTGTCAATTTCCTGTTTTGTTTTATCACCACTTGTGGATTCAATCATTACAATTTCCATGTCACAGTCAATGATCATTTCCGTATCACCGCTGTGCCAACCATGTTCTTCCAAATCAAAAACGGAGTTTTCTTCTAGGAACTCTTCCAACCATTCACGGGTTTCTTCATCACAATCATCATAATCATAATCTTCCCAACATCCATCTGATGTTTCAATGAGTTCTGATTCATAATCACAATTGTAAATATCTACTCCTGCTTCAATATTAGGTGGATTATCATCATCGGTGTAAACATGAAATTCACCCCAACGCCAACCAATCTCATACAAGAATGTTTGTCCATCTTTAGACCACTCCTGTCGTTCAATAATAGATTTTTTCCATTCGGGTTTTACTGACCATACTGCCATAATTAAACTCCTATCACTTTCTTTAAAATTAATTTATATCTAGACACATCGCTAGGTAAAAAATCAGAATATTTTTTCATTCTCAAATAAAAATCTGGCCAAACAATTGTATCATTTATCTTCTTGTTCCACATTGGCAGGAATCCTAGTATCTTAGATAGAATACAAAAAGTTTCGAATTCAATCTCCTGTCTTAAAGTTTTATTCAATAATGTTGGATATTCCCCACTTTGTACAATTAAAATTTCATTACAATCCTGAACGCCTTCAAATAAATTTTTACAATCATTTTCAAAAGTATAGGATAGTGATTGTATAACCTTTTGACGTTTCGTATACACCAAATCAGATTCTTGTTGTAATAACGTTCCGATCCAGGTGTTCGAATCATTTAAAAAATTTGCAACGAGAAAATTAATCAAGTCTTCTTTTGTCGCAAATTTTTTGGACAGTTTTGTGAAATACCATTTGTCCTTCCTATTTTCAAAAGATTCTTTACTCACATTTGTTTTTCCATTATATTTGAAATAATTATAAGATTCTTGTGTAAAGTGTAGTTTTAAGGATTGATATATCACAAAAGTCTCATAACTAGTCATATTGGCAATCTAGAACCTTTCTCTTTCAACATGTTATTGTCCATAGCCTGACCTTCAATTTTAGATTTCAGATTTTGATTAACCAAAGAAGCTGCAACCTCAATTTCCAGTCCAGTATCCCTACAATATTCAACAATGGCCTCAATATAACTGTAGTCTGTAGTTGCTACTATAGATTCTATAGATTTAGCAAAATTTAACATTTCATCTTTAGTTGGCATTTTTCTTTGGACAGTTTGTGTCAAAACAGGTATGATTCTTCATCATATCCAAACTTAATTTACAAACGGAACATCTTTCTCCAACTAGAGTAAAAGTTTTTTCAATATCTGTTGTATCGAAATTAATCGAAATATCTCGAATGCCGATTTCATCAGACAAAACATAATTTGGGTTTAATCCACTCAATGAAAGATTGATATCATCCAAGTTGATAGATTCTGTGAATAAATCTTGTTGTGAACCCATATTATCAGAATTTACATAAATACCACTCTGAAATTCGATTGGATTAGTTTGTAGTTGATTTACTGTCCAGTCCCAAGCTTTGATGTTTGTACCAATAGATTCGGTTTCAAAATCTGTCGAAAAACCAAAATCAGTTAAATTTGAATCGCCGTATTCTACAGGTTCGTTAGGAACCACATCCAACACTCCATCAAAATTAAAACCAGAACCACGTAGAAACAATTCAAAGTTTTCCAACATCGTTGTCAAATCATCTGCACGAAATTCTGTAGTGTGTTTTGACTGAATGTTATAGTTGAGATGTTCACAAATAAATGTATAATTAGCCATTATTTCACCACACTTTCATAGAGAGTTTCAAATTGTTCATGCACAGCAACCTCTTCATCATAATTTTGTTTATGATAGACTTTTACCAAACGAGCAACCAACTTTTTAGGTAATTGCATGTTTTTTGCCGTATCTGCAATTGCTTCACGAATATAATCCTGTTCACCTTCAATACGAACCATTGAATTAGAACACTCCTGAATAATCTTAAACAACTTTTCTTTATCCGGTTCAGAAAGTTGATTAATCGTCAATTGTTTCACTGCCATAATATACCCTTTCAAAAATTACTTTTTCTTTGTCACACTATCTATGGATTTTATCACAGAATCCCTGTTATGTGAAGCGTTTGTTGCAAAAGTGATACAAACAATATCATCTTTGCCTGCATAAGAACATCTAACCAATACTGGGTCAATACCCTTTTCAATAGCATGTTCGATATTTTTAGACATTAAATGCCTATCATTGATGTGATATACCGATGTTGCGATAGCTGAAATTGTTCCCACTACCGTAAAACAAACTATCACCAATTTATTAAATTCCATAAACGTTTTCCTTTGAGGTATAAAAAATATGTCTGCCAATCACGGTTTGTTTTTTTACATTTTTCCAACGAGGATTTACATAATCCGCATGGTAATAAATTGAACCGTTTGTTGGGTCTCTCATCTTCTCATAGTTTGCATAGACGTATATTGCTATGTCCATAATTTCATTATACAATGGACCAACATTGTTTGTCAATAGGTGGTGAGAATATTGCCGTCTAAATTTATCCATACAATACCAAGAAAATTGGCAAACCCTATTATTATGTGTCTTTTGAGTTACGACTGCACAAATAGAATTTGGAAAATCTTCGGATTTTACTCTATTAAGTGTAACGAAAGCAACAGCAACTTTGCCTTCGACCGGTTCGCTTAAAGATTCGAAATAGATATTGTTGGTTAAACAATCCATTTCCCTTTTCACATCTTTTGTTAATTGTGAGTATTTCGGTTTTAACCAAATTTCCTGTTTCATCAGTTCTTGATTTTTGAAAGATGTAAAACCAAAAACAAAAACCACACTTAAAATTATAATGAGTGAAAAATATCGTATCATTCTTACTCCTTTTAGTTAATCGAAATCGGCCGAAGCCGATTTCATCACATCAGGATTTTTTAGATTTTGTCTCAACTGGAATATTAGAGACAAAAGTATTCAAAGTCTGTGCTTTCACAATGACTTCTGATTCTGATGGGTATGGGGGAAATCCAGGATGCGTAGGTGGTTGTTTACCCTGGACTTTTGCATCATCACAATCTGTTGCATATTGATTTGCGATGACTTCACGTTTTGCAAAATAATCTTGTTCGACCATTGTTTGAGCCATTTTTAGTAACTCTAGCCGAATCTCAAAAGGCGTTAAATTAGCCATTTTTTTCTCCTTGTGTGTTGTGTGTAAAAATGCCCGCATGTCCTTACGGATACTCTCTACTTTCTTGGGCGTTGTAGTCGAGGAGAGTTTTAAGGACTCTCAAACCTTTTGTTATTTAGTCCCAAAGTCCTCTGAAGTATTTTCCAAACAGACGGAGACCATTGTTGATGCGGTCATTGTGTTTCTGATAACCTTCAACATCAAAATGTGAGGTGTCATTTGGTCCCTTTACCATTTCAAACATTGTTGGTTTACCATTTTCATCCCATCCACAAGGAACAGATTTTAGGTCATGCACACCAGTATTAAATTGAGAATCGTGTTCTTCATCACACAATTGTTCAAATGCCCAAATCATTTCACCCATTACCCAATCCCAACGAGTATGAACATCATGTTTTGCTATTACTTCAGACTCATTATAGTATTCTAAGCATAACTGTTGATCATATTCTTCATGGCTAATAAGCCGCATTTCTTCTGGTACATCTTCCAAGTCAACCTGAGCAGAGCCGTGTTTTGATGCTTTGAGTTGTTTAAGCATTGGCAATATGATTGGTGCCAATGTTGTGTCCATGCTCCAAGTATCGTATCGGTCGATTTTGATATACTCGATACGAGGATGAATAAAATCCAAAAACTTATTCAAACCTTTTGAGAATGGTTCTAAAAGATTAACCCACTTTTCATACTTATGGTCCGGTTCTTCTTCAAGATTATAAAATACATCTTTGTCTTTCTCCCAAAAACAAACTTTTTCCAAGATTGTATACGGAGACAACCAATGATTACGATATTTCGAAATGTAGACCTTCATACAAAAAACATTCTATACAAGTAAAAACAAAAAATGGAAATTAATGATACTTTGAACAATATTGAAAATAAACCGAAAAAGAATCCCCTAAAAATGTAAATCAACACCAACAAGAAAAGAAATAACATACCTAAAGAAAAATCAAAACCCAATTCTTGTGATGAATAAATCACTTCTTTCAGGTCTGTTTTTTCAATTGTTTCAATGGTTTCAGTAATAAAGGGCATGTTTGTATTTCTTCACTTGTGGATTAAACACATCAGTCCATTGCTGCAAGTGCTTTTTGGAAGCGACCTGCATGTGATCGTTCAGCTTTGGCCAAAGTCTCAAACCAATCGGCGATTTCATCAAATCCCTCATCACGGGCAGTTTTTGCCATACCTGGATACATGTCAGTATATTCGTGAGTTTCACCAGAGATTGCGGATTCAAGAGCTTCTCTAACACTCTTTGCCGGCATACCAGTTGCTGGGTCACCAGCACCACCATCAATCAAATATTCCATATGACCATGAGCGTGTCCGGTTTCACCTTCAGCAGTGCTACGGAAAAGTGCAGCAACATCAGGTTCACCAGCAACATCGGCCATGTTTGCGAAATACAAATAACGGCGATTGGCTTGTGATTCACCAGCAAACGCCTCCTTTAAACTCAATTCAGTTTTAGTTCCTTTTACAGACATAATATTCTCCACAATTAAAAATTTTAAAAATGTTAATTGATTCTGTTGCCAAGTTCAATTAACAAAACTCCAATTATCAATAATATTTTCTCTTTTCTTTTTCATTTATGATTAGAGAACCGTTGTCACCAACAGAAATTACACAATAAAATTCTTTTCCTCTTTCTTCAACGATAGACCAAGTTCCTGTTCTAGTATTCATAAACAAAATTGAAGGAAATCTAACAACCTCTCCGCTTATTTTTCTAATAGAACCAAGCGATATTAGGGGTTCTTCTTCATATTTAAACATAATTTTATTTAACAAATCATCACCACCACAAAAAATGTCCATTTGAATTTCAACGTTATTGTTTTGCACCAAAGATTGATTAAAACCTAAACTTGGCAACAAACATAACAACGATGCTGCCAGTATTTTTTTCATCTGGGAAACCTTTCGTTATATTCCATTAAAGGGAATAGGTATTTATCTTTCTGTTCGACAAATATTTGTGGAGATTCATTTTCTACAGCTATCGCCACAACGATTTGATTAATTGATTTTCCAGTGCGTTCTTCATACATCACAGCATAAGCCGTAGCCTGCATGAAGTAATTTTTTATACCATCTTTACTCTTCGTTCTACTAGCAGTTTTCCAATCAACTATCGATAATTCTCCATCCCATTCCGCAATACAATCGCAACGGCCGGCCAGTTGTAATTTGTCAGAATATAGTGGTTGTTCAATACCATATATGTCACCAACATGTTCATTCAATAGAGGTCTAAGTTGAACAAACAACTCTTTAGCATCAGGCATCATAGAATTCATTTTCATATCAGAAAATTCATTCAGTAAATATTTTTCAACCGCATTATGTAATCTAGTTCCACGACCAGAAGCTTTTCTTGCAATTCGATTTGCTTCTTCTTCACCGACACGAGCTCGCCATTCAAATAAAGCTTTCTTATTATAAGAAGACAAAACTGTTGTGATTGATGGGTATAATTTACCAGTTGGAGTTTTATAAACTCTACCAGTTTCTGTTGTTTCAGATTCCAAATCAAAATTAAGTTCTGGAATTTTTACGTGATTAAAGGTTTTCATCCTAGATGTTTTTTAATTATTTGTTCAGTCTTAACTTGTTTGATAGACTTCTTCATATGTTTTTGGGCTAAATTTGAACCGGGATGAGCTTCAGACACTTTTGATAAAACATCTTTAAATCCATCAGGAACTTTATTTTGTTTTGATGCTGATACACCAGTCACTAATGCCGGAGCAGAAATGATTGGCTGAATGTGTGGGTTTGTTTTTAGATATTCGTCACGTTCTGATATCTTCATCAGTGTTTCGAATTCTTCACCCGTTTCGGTATTAAGGAACTGATATGTTGGCATTATTTGTAAACCAAGTTGGAATGTTTCGTTTAGTCCACTTAGCAAAATTCACTTTGCGGTCAATGTAATATTTATGATAAGAAGCCAAAGAATTACCGGCAATTTTGCAATCATCTGGCATTGCCGGTGTTGGTGGTGTAAATGGTGCATTGGGAATATTCTTAGGTGCATCCATCAAAAACTCCACACGATTTTCACATGCGTGGTGTTTACCATAACGATGTGTATATTCTTTCATCAACCACAACCACATTTCACACAACCATTTGTAATTTTCTTTCGATTGACGTAGCCAAACATTTGATGGGTGATTTACATGTGATGCTTTCATCAACCCATTATCATATTCTGGATGGCGCCAACGTTTGATTCTCCGACCATTAACTGTTAAATCAGTATATTCAGTACCATCAAGAATACGATGAGCTGTAGACATCAATTGTGCATATTCAATAATCATTTTAACACAATGTTTATCACAATGCATTTCAGCACAAGTTTTTGGATTTGGGTCTAAGTAAAATATGTTCATTTCATATCATCTATAGAAGATTCATAAACTTTTCGATAAGTATGGTATCGTTTGCAAATATCTTCAAAGTTACTAAAACATTTATCAAATTTCAACTGATAAACTTTTTCCAATCCCAACAAATAGTTTGAGATATCATCTTTGGTGAAGACTTCATTTTCTAAAATATATTCATTTAACAATTTCAAATCTTCAACAACATTCCAACAAGACATGATTGATTGTTCCATATCAAAAATTTTGTCAATAGATTTATTCACTTCACCATTCTCCTTTATCAATCCAAAAACGCACAGTTAAAAAAAGAAAACCACACGCATAGGTTTTTTCTGCTTCGCCCCACTCATTGTTAGTTTCATTTTTAAACCAAGGCCAAACTTTCCAATAAAGTGGGTTTAAGGATAGTATAACACTAATGCCACTATAACGCAAGTATTTTATCATCATTGAGCATCAACTTTGCCATTAACCCGTTCTTCCAATTCTTTAAATGATTTGGAAGACTGCAACTTCAAATTCAACCTTTGATTTTTACGAATTTCTTCCAACAAGATTTTATTCGAATCGTCGGTAGCATATCTCAACTGAACAAAAACCCTATACTTTGAATCTGACGTTTTGAATATTACAAATTGAGACCTTGTAACACCAATCAAATTAACACGATTTACAACCATTTTTGTAGTTCGGTTGATATCGTTCATCACCTCACCTTTAGTTCCAACTTCAGCACTAAAGTCTTTCAACATTGCATCAACTTCAGATGAAAAATTCGAAGCGAGTTCTCTCTTTGCTGATAACATTGCCTTATCTACAGCAAATTGCAAATCTGATGATGATTCAGCTGCGACACCATAAAGCGCATTAGGTTCTTTAATTTCTTTCGTATACCATTCTGGAATACCAGTGTCGGTCTTTTCAAGTTCGACTGTGTTTTGTCCTTTGAGAGAACCGCAAGCGGAAACAATCAAAGCCAAACTTGAAACAATTAAAAGATTTTTCATCATAGTGTTCCTTTCACCTTTTTATCAATATTGACATAACGATATAATATTCGTTTTTCTTTCACATCAAGTGTT